CACAACTGTTGTGCCAGAAACAACAGCAACTTGGAACAGCGCATCTGGATCTTCACAAACATAAGCTGTGATGTAACCGGATGTTACTGTTGTGCCACCAACAAAATTTTGTTGGAATTGCAATTGACCGTTACTTGGATTGATTAACTCACAACCAAGAAACACGCCAGCGAAGCCGCCAGTGGGTTTAGCAGTTGTAGCAGCCGAGCGCTCAACAGTACCGTCACTTGCACGAATAAGTAGATCACCGTAACCAATCGAAGTTGCATATGCACTAGCAATACGCATCTTACGAGTAGCACCGGCGAACACCTGACCACCGATCAGATTGATCGGCTTAAAGCCGTAAGGCTTCGAGATAGTAGGGTAAGCCATATTTAGCTCCGAAGATTAAATTTAAGAACCTTTTCCAAAGCTCGTTGCAGACTTACTCTCTTTAAAGAGCGGCATCCGCGCATCGCTTTGGCGCATTAAGTTATTGTCTACGGCATCCGTTTGAGCTTGCGTTTGTTTAGAGTAATGTTCATTACGCTGTCCAACAAATTCAGACGGTGTTTTGCAGAGCAACAACCCGCCGATCTCAACATTGTCTTTATAACGACTGTTGGGGTCGACTAGCAGTTGGAATTTTGGCTGCTCTCCTAGCGTTACAGGCTCCCAACCTTCTCTGAGTTTGGCAGAAAGGTTACGCGGGTCAGCTTGGTTAAGCATAGAAACGCGAATCCAACGATAAGCAAAACCAGCCTGTTTGTCTGGCTCAGGGAGAAGTTCCGCAGGTGTCCACTGCTTTGGACGTTCTGTGAGTTCACGTGTTTGCATATCGCGAGGAATTTTGTTTTCAGACATTTTAGTTCTCCAGTTTTAAAACTTCACGTACATATTGTTCCGGTGTAATACCAAGTTTTTTGATGGTATTTACTTGCGAGGTGCTAAGACGAATCTTTTTTGAAGATGTCGATCTTGTCGCTGGTGCAACAACTGTCGGGGTTTTGCGCGGAGTTACCTCCGGTTCTGGTTCTCCAAAGTTTTCTGAAAATCTCCTCCGGATTGTCTTGTCCAATACGGAGTAATACTCATCAGACCCAACCGAAACTCCGGTACGCTTAAGTTTTTCATGCAAACCTAATGCTGCAGCCGTCATTTCTTCATCCTGACCAAACCAAGGATTGCGCTCTTGCCACGCCATCGCCTTTTGATCAGGACGCTGAGTCTGTTGCTGAGTTTGTACTTCAAACTTTTCCTCTTGTAAAGGGGGCATTTTGAAGTTATTTACACGGTCCATTTGGACTGTGGTCTTGGTAATAAGCTCTTGAGCATCCAAAAGCTTGTCTGTATCACCAGAATCATAGGCTTCGCGGTACGCTTTTTTAGCCATTTCTAGCTTAAGCTCGTTCGAATCCTTCAATGCAGCGATATATTCTTCTTGACCGCTGTTTAACATGCCCTTAATACGCTTGTTTTCTTCCAAAAGGCGTTGAGCAGTGGTCAATGTTTCCTGCTGTTCGCGGTAAGCAGCCTCTTTTGCCCGTCGCTCGTCGTGCCAGACCTTCTTAAGCTGTTTAAACTTCTGTCGAACATCGTCGGAATAGCTTTCAAGCTCTTCTTGCTCAAGCTTTTCGACTATTTCCTTGGGCATTGGTTGACGATTGCGGTCTTCAGCGGGTGTATCGTCTTCAATTTCAATCTTAAGGTCACCCTCACCCTCAATTTCGTAACTTAATTCTTGTTTTTTGTTGTTTTCCTGCAACTCATCAGGAAACTTGAATTCATTTTTTTCAAAATCAGCCATTTAAACGCTCCTTATTTGCGACGAATGCCACGTGGGTCATCAACTACGCCTTCAACGCTGTCTTCGTTGATCATTCGGAACTCTCGTCCATGAATAACCAATCTTGAACCTGCATTTGGGCGTACCAATACAAAGTCACCTTTCTTGCACCAAGGTCCTGTTGGATAACGTGTTTTGTCCACGTAGCAATCAGGGCCAAGATCCACCACAAACAGAACAGTGGTCAGGATTTCTTCAATTCGGAGGGTTTCGTCGGCTTTTGCCAGTCCGCTGTCGTACTCTTTTTCAATCTCAGGGATGGCACAAAGGATTTTCCAGCCGCTTGGGCGTGGTAACTGCGTCGCTTTCTCTTCGGCAGTGGCCTCGGAGCGGTACATTCCTACTACTTGCGGGTTATCGGGGTTTGAGCCGATTAAAATCTCAGTCATCTGAGGACTCCATGCGTTGTTTAAGGTCTAGGGTATAGCCCTTTGCAGTGAGGAGACCTCTCACCTCCCCGCAAAGTCGTTTGTACTCATTGAAATCGTCAACATTTCCTGTTGTCAGATGGTCTTTGAGTTGCTGAACTTTCTCGTCGATTTGCTGAATCAACAGTTCGATAGCTGTCATCTTTCACCTTTTGTCGGTTTTGATTGAATACTTGCTACATGTTGGGCTATACGTTCAGCCATTTGCTGCTTATGCTTTTGCGCATCAATACCAACGCGCAATCCTTCTGACATTTGCTGAGCCTCAAGCGACTCCTTGTCCATTGATGCCTTAGACGCAATTCGAATGCCTTCAATCTGCGCCTGTGTGTCGATACGTTCTTTTTCAATCTGAAGCTGAGCGGTCTTAAGCTGCGCATCTGTCTGGTCTTTCTGTTTCTTGCGGTCAAGCTCACCTGCCTTGATCTGCAGTTCAGCCTGTTGCATTTGAACCATTGGGTCTTGTGCTTGCTGCTGAGCTTGTTGCTGCATGGCTTGCTGTTGGTTTTGTGCCAACAAACGCTGTGCTGCTTGGGCAATTAGCGGGGCTAAGCGGGCTTCGACTTGTGGGTCAATATCCACTTCTTCTCCATGCTCATCTTTCTGCGGTGGCAGATTCATTCCAAGTTGTTTCTCAATGTCTACACGATAGGCAAAACCTATGTGTTCGGCAATGTGTGCTTGCATGGCAGACATTAATGCTTGAGCTTGCGGCATCTGTCCTACCATCGAAGCAATCTTTGGGTCTTGCACTGCTGCTGCGTGAACAGCAATATGCGCTTCATGGTCTTGATAGGCAAAAGCTTTTACGGGCTTCATCATCAAGATGTTTTGGTTTTCAGTGACAGGGTCTTCAGGCTTTTGATCATCAGACATTGGCACAAGCTTTTGCGCTTCTTTAATGCCCAACACTTCCAACATCTGACGGTGCAATAACGGCAAGTTATAAAGCTGTGGAGCGCCTTGTGCTAATTGAAGAACGGCTTGGTATTGAACAATCTTCTGAGCCATTGTTGATGCATTTGGATCAGAGACTGGAATAACATCTACGTTCTTGTAGTCGGACTTGCGGGCTGTTCTACTTCCTTCTTGCGGTTCGTAGCTGTATTCATCGGGGGCGTTGTCTGCCATGATGTTTTTCAACAGCTTCAACTCTTGCTTAAGCGAGTAATGGATACGCGCTTGCACTGCACTCATCACCTTCAAGGTACGCTCAAGGATAGCAAGCGTTGTACCTACGGGAGCTTGCGACGACATGTCGCTAATCTTTAGGTCTGCAGTGTTAGCAAAACGACGACCGTCTTCAATGATTTGGTTCATCAAACCAATCAGGACTTGGCTTGGTTCTTTGTATGGCAAAGGCAAGATGTTGTCTTTCAATGCACCGCTTGCTACATCAACGTCGCGGAACTCACCGGGGGCGATAGGTGTATCGTCACCCTTAACGCGCATGCCACGTGTTTTGAATCCGCCGGGCAAGTTAGACAATGTGCCAGCATCAACAAGCTGACGAATCAACGATGTGCCTGACTTGGCATAAGCACCGATCAGGTGAATCAAACCAAAGCAATAGAAACCAAAGCCGGGGATATATCCGTAGTGGACAAAGTGCTGACGCTTTAATTGCTTCTTGTCATCGGGCTTCCAGTTGCGACGAATAGCCAGAACCTTGTTTGTACCTTTTTCAATGGTGACAACATAAGGAAGAGCAATGCCTGTCTGGTTGCCGTCTTTGTCTTCATGCTCAAAGCCGGGCATGTCGTAGTTAACATGCATCTCAAGAAGCTTGTATCGGTCATCTGCTGTGGCTCGAAACCCAAGCTTCTCAGCAATTTTCTTTTCTACTTCATCCAGCACATTAACTGGATCGCCTAAGTCAACGTCGCGATAGAAACCAGCAACTTGAAGCTTGCGTAGTTCGTTCTCTGTCTTACGCATCACATGTGTGATACGCTCTGCTGACTCAAGACTGCTTGCGCCGTAAGGCACCACTACGTCTTCAGCAGGAATAAACAAAGCTACTTGACGGCCTAGGTTAGGATCTTCGTAGACCTTCTTAAAGGCGTTACCAGCAAGACCCAGACCCCACATTGTCCGCTCTGTTTCTGGGCGGTACTCAGGCATCTTTTCTGTCAGCTCGTAGTTCATGTCCTGTCGAACACGCATGGCAGAGTCTTTCATCTCTTGCGTTTCTTTGCCGATGATCTTGGTCATCACAGGACCTTCGGCAGGGAATATCGACATCACGCTTTCAGCTTGGAACTTAACCAAGGCTTCTGCCAATAGCGGGTGATAAACACCGCAGGCCCCTTCCCAAGGCTCGGTTCTTTCTTCTATCTTCAAGCCTAGCAGTTCAAGACCATCTACATAGGTTTGGATCCAGTCTTTACGCGAAGCAACGTCAGATTCAAAATCATCAACCAAGTCTGACGCAAGTGTTTGTAGGGCTGACTCGCTCATCTCTTCTGCTAGGTTTGCAGAAAACTCATCGTCACCATCAGGAACTATTTCAATTTCTATTCCGTCCATCTCAATAGATACGGAGTCGGGGTTTTCAATCTCAATCTGAATAGCTGGATCAAGTTGATCTAAACCCATTGGTGCTTGGTAGAGTGATTTTTCAATAGCCATGTTGTGTCTCAGTAATACGCAGCCTTGCGTTTAATAACGGGTTCATCATCTTCGTCTGACGAAAGTCTAAGAAACCCACCCTGTCGAAATCTTAATAACGCCTGACTGGTAGAGTCAACAATGTCATCATGCTCGCCGTTTGGAAACGAGGCGCATTCTTCCATGACCTCTTCAGCCCATCTTGTATCTGGACACCATACATACCCTGATGCAAACAAATCAGATATAGCGTTTACACGGGCTATCTTATCAGAACCCTTGTTCGGTGTGTACTCCGATAAAGGAATACCAATCTGCCTGAGTTCGTAAATAAGCGGCGCACCGGCTGCTTTCTTTTCAATAATTAACGAATCAGGGTTCCATTCCTTGTACAGCTCATAGGCTTTTTTCTTTAGTTCCGGAAACTCCATGCGGGCTTTAAACGCATCTAACAGGATAATGTTGACAACATCCGTGCCGGTATCATCAGGAAGATGAAAGACACCCCAAGTTGTGCAGGCTGAATAATCGGCCCGACTGTTCTTTTCAAAGGCGGTATCCCAGCTTTGGATCAGGTATTCACAGGCAGGAGGATGGTCTTTATGCCAGATCTTCCACATTTCGCGCTTGATGATTGCGCCTTCTTCGGAGGTTGGATTCTGCTGATACTGGGCTTCCCACTTACCAACTGGAATTTCAGCCTTGATGGCTTCGAGTTCTTTCTTAGACCAGAACTCTTCCCAGAGCGGGTTGCCAGAAGGTAAAAGGGCTGGAAACTCAATGACTTCCCACTCATCTCCTTCTCTTTTAATGGAGTTCTGCAGGATCTGTCCGGTCAGGTCTCTTTTGGACCAGCGGGTCATCACAATAATGATAGATCCGCCCGGCTGCAAACGCTGACGAGGACCGGAGGAATACCATTCATACACCCGGTCATAGACCTCTGGATTGCCTTGCATGGCTTCTTGTTCGGAATGCGGGTCATCAATAATCAGGATGTCCGCGCCTTTACCTGTTACAGCTCCTCCTACACCGATAGCAAAGTAGTCGCCGCCTTTACTGGTATTCCAGCGACCAGCAGCCTTCGAATCACTTGAAAGCTTGGTCTTAAAGACTTCTTGATAATCAGGACTGTTTACAAGGTTTCGAACCTTACGACCAAAACCGGTAGCCAGCTCTGCGGTGTGGGCAGTTTGGATGATCTTCTTTTCAGGATACTTACCCAAGAACCAAGCTGGAAACAGATAAGAGGCAAACTCCGACTTTGTATGGCGCGGAGGCATGTTGATGATTAGCCTTTTCAATTCTCCGTTAGCAACGCGTTCAAAGGCATCAGCCATGATCTTATGATGCCGTCCAGCAATGAAGGCAGACCACATGTTGGTGACAAAGGGCATAAAGCCATCTCTGCACCGTTCTACTTTATCCGCTCGCAATAGCTGATGGATCTTTGCTATTTCAGGCGAGTTGGCAGGCAAAACATCTAGAAGCTTTAAATACCGCTTTACCTCATCGGAGGTCAGTAAGCTCATAGCTTCTCGATATGCTGAACCGACTTATCCACTAAAGTCATTGACCGAATAAGATGGGGGCGGATGTCCAGCAATCCTTCTTTGCGCAGCTCATGCACAAGCCGGTGGATGTTGGATTTACTTTTCAAACTCAACCCTTGCGCAATGTCAGCATAGGAAGGCGAGAACCCTTTGATCTTTATATACGTCTGGACAAAGTCCAAGACTAACTTCTGTTTAGGTGTCATTGTCTACTCAAGGAAAAAACACTGGAGTCTTCGGTCCTACATAAGCCCCAGCCACATTAAATTCAAAGAACTCAATCGCTTCTTCTTCTGTCATCTCTTCTGACAGCTTCTCTATCACCTTGTCGCTGCTGTACAACACCACCAGCTCATCATCCCTAAAGCTCATCCCAATGATGCACTCATCAAAACCATCAGCAAACAAAAACTCCGGATCCATCATCGACAAAAGTTTTTTCAAAATATATATACCCCCGGGGTGAACAAAACAGAAACGTTCTGGGGGGTATTCTCCATGACTGCTTAAATGAAGTCAAGCCAGAAATCATGTGGGGGTGGGGTACTGCGTACCCATACGAAGCAAGCTTCTTCTGTGCGAACGTTCGTGTTGAGGAG